GGGCTGCGACGAAACTCACGACCTCGAAATCCTCCGGTGGATCACTCTCATATTCATCTGGATGGCTGAAGAGCGCCCCCAAATCGCAAAAGGCAATCGTGACGAACTACGGGACGTGGGGCAGCTATGCCGAGGGCGGCGTAGCTATCGGCCCCCAGCTCGCCGTCGTCGGCGATAACCCCAGCCGCCGAGAGGCGATCATCCCCGAGGAGGTCTGGGGCGATAAGGGCGGCAACGGTGGTGACGTGACGGTCATCGTCGAGATGGATAGTCGCCAGATAGCCAAAGCTGTCATGCCGAGGGCCGCGAAGTCGATCAGGATCAGGACGAATGCGAAGGTGAACTAATGCCGCTGGTAACCATCAACGACGTTGAACTCTGGGAAGGCAACCCCCCGGCGGACGTCACCTTTGCCACCATCGGCCTCTCTGAGACTTTCGAAAGCCTCGGACTCACGAAGACCTTTGATGACTTGATGGAAGAGTACGGCGGAGAATGGAAGACCTACATTAAGTCCGGGTCGTTCATCGTTGAAGACGTCCTGGAAGAGCGGTCACAGTGTAGTTTCATCGTGGTAGATACCACCGCTGCATTCGCGTTTTCGCAGTCGATGAGGGTGGAAGTGACCGACCTCTATGGAGCCGTCCTTTTCACGGGGTTCATCGACTCGGTGGAAGAGTTTCTGGAGCCCGGAACCGGGATGCTACTCCACACCGTCGAGTGTGTCGACAATCACTATCTGGCGGACAAGCGGGTGGTGGCATACTCAGCCGAAGACACGTTGGCCGGAGATATCGTCGAAGACCTGATCGACGAGTACCTGGTGGCCGAGGGGATCACAGCCGGAACCATCGAGGACGGCCCGACGATCACCGAGACCATCCTCGCCTATGTGACGGTATCCGAGGCGATGGACGAGCTGGCCGAGCAGGCAGGCTTCACTTGGTGGATCGACCGGTACAAGCAGCTTCATTTCATGGCCCGAGGATCCAACGTCGCCCCCTGGAACCCCACCGACGCCGACATGATCGCAGAATCTGTGAAGGTCGAGAGGTCATCCGAAGAGTACCGCAACCGCCAGTACGTCATAGGAGGTCAGGCAGCGACCTCTCCGCAGACCGAGTACTTCACCGGTGACGGCCAGCAGTCGACCTTCTCCCTCGCCTATCCAGTCAAAGAGATAATAAGCATCAAGGTCAACGACGTAGCCAAAACCGTCGGACTCCGAGGAGACACCGGGGCAGATTGGTACTATGCCGAACAGCAGACCAACATCAACCAGGACGCCGCCGGGGATCGTCTCACTTCCGAAGACGTTCTGGAGATCATCTACATCGGCCTCTATGACGTCATAGCCGTCTCAGAGGATACCTCAGCGGTCAACGATCGGCAGGCGAAAGAGCTCACAACGGGCTACGTCGAGTCTGTAGCCGTGATGCCGGAGGTCCAGAACCATAGCCAGGCCGAGGACGTCGCCGCCGCGAAGCTCGAAAAGTTCGCCATGGATGGGGCCACGCTCGCTTTCATGACTCGAAAAGAGGGGCTGGAGGCGGGCCAGCTCATCGAGGTCACGATGACCGAGCACGGGTTTGCCGCCGAGGAGATGCTCGTTCAGGAGGTCGATATCTCCGAGGAGCACGGCTACATCTGGTACGAGGTCGAAGCCGTGAGCGGACCAGTCGGCGATTCGTGGCAGAAGTTCTTCGCAAAGCTCATGTCCTCGAAGCTCGGTGAGATCAAGAAATCGGCGTCTGGTTCCCAGCTCCTCATCAGGATGTTGAGCTTCTCGAAGACATGGACCGTATTGGACGATCCAAACCTCTTCAACGACATCTACCCGGACTCTGGTGAGGTTCCAGACGGCGCCACCTATCCGAGTTTCGACGAGTCGGACCGGGTGAAGTATTGCGCCCTCTACGATTCCGGAGGCGAGGTTTTCCGTAAGGCCGTGACTACCATCGAGGGTTATGAAGCCGGGACCAACGAAATTGTGACGGTAACGATGATCGACGCTTCCGAGGCTGCGGGCGAGGAGATCACACATATAGGCTGGTGGGGGGGCGTCGCCGCTACAAGCGGGGCGGGTACCGGGATAGAGCTCGATAAGCAGGCCTACTCTCGGTTGAAGACCGCTCTTGAAGCGTGGCAGATCCGGAAGACCGATATCAAGGGGTGGTCCTGATGGCCTATGTGAAGATAGACTGGACCGAGCAAACAGCTATCACCCATACTAGGATGAATCTGATGGAGACTCAATATGATGAATTTTATAATTCTCTCTTCGATGGGCATAACCACGATTCGAGGTACTACACAGAGGCGGAAGCCGACGCCCGCTTCTTCAATTCCGGGAACGATGGCTCCGGATCAGGCCTCGATGCCGACACGGTAGACGGATACTCCGCCGCTCAGATCGAAGAGGAGGCCGTCCCTCGAGGAACTATAGCCATCTGGAGCGGATCGCAGGCTTCCATCCCTTCGGGATGGGTCTTGTGCAACGGGGTCAATGGGACCCCGGACCTCCGGGATAAGTTCGTCGTTGGGGCAGGAGATAGCTATGCAAAAGGCGCAACTGGAGGCTATGCTTCCAGGAAGCCAACGGGATCGGTGACGATTGCCCCCCACGCGTTGACCGTGGCGGAGTTGCCGGAGCACCAGCATTCATACGTGGATTATTATTGTAATGTAATTGGATTGGATGTCTGCACTGTATCCCAATATTATTGCGACGGCTGGGACTTCACAGATGTCCTCAGAACTACAGGTAACAGCGTGGGGACCGGCGATGGGGCGCACGGCCATCCGGGATCAACGATCGCCTTCGACGCATATGACAACAAGCCTCCGTATTACGCGCTTTGCTGGATTATGAGGGAGTTGGCATAATGAGCTATACACCGACCTCCTGGACCGCGACCACCCTCATATCGGCTCGCCTCCTCCGCCATGTAGAGGAGCAATACGCCGAAGCGAAGAGCTACCTGGACGCTCACAATCACGATTCAAGATACTTCACCGAGACAGAGGCCGACAACAAATTTTTCCATCTGTCGGGGGGCGACACCCTGCCGGCTGGTCTCGATGCTGACATGATCGACGGTCAGCACGCTACTGATCTCATGGGATCAGCCCTCCCAGTAGGCTCGATTGTCGTTTGGTACGGCACTGACGCCAATGTCCCTAGCGGGTGGGCGATCTGCAACGGTGGATCGGGGACGCCAGACCTCAGGAATCGGTTCATCGTCGGAGCCGGATCGACGTATTCAGTCGGGAACACCGGGGGCGTGATCAGTGTGACCCCTGGAGCGGGAACCGTCACCATCGCAGGCCATGCGCTCAACGTCAGTGAGATACCGAGCCACAGGCACCCTTACAACGATTTCTACGGCTTCACTAGCACGCACTATGAGCACCTCGGATCTACGAATGTTGCTAAGCCTAACGATTTCACGTATCGGAACCACTCCACCGAGCTAGGGACGACCTGGGGCGAGGCGCACGGGCATTCTGGATCTTACGCCACAATTACCTCCGAGAATATCGACAACAGGCCGCCATATTACGCTCTCTACTACATCCAGAAGGTGAGCTGATGGCCTACACAAAGACGACCTGGACTTCGGGGACGGCGATCACGACCAGCCTTCTCAACCATCTTGAAAGCCAATACGCAGAGGCGAAGTCGCTCGTCGACAATCACAATCACGATTCAAGATACTTCACCGAATCTGAGATGAACTCAGGCTTTTGGCACGCTGGGAACGATGGCTCCGGCTCTGGGTGCGATGCCGATACCCTGGGGGGACATGAAGCCTCATATTTCGCCGGGGCGGGGGTCCCTAGCGGGCTCATCATCATGTTTTCTGGATCGACGCCGAGCGGTTGGTACGACTGCAACGGGGCCAACGGGACTCCAGATCTTCGGGATCGGTTCATCGTCGGAGCCGGAAACAGTTATGCCGTCGGAAACTCCGGGGGTTCTGTCTCTATAACACCAACGGCTACCGTGACAATCGCCACTCACGCTTTGACCCTCAGCGAAATCCCAACTCACACTCATCAATATTATGACAGGAGAAGGGAAATCAAATATAGTTATACTCTCGTCTATTCGAGCGCTTATTACGGCTATGATTCGCGGTACGCGACGGATCACTCTACCGATCTCTATACTGGATATGCCGGCGGAGGCCAGGCCCACGGCCACCCCGGGAGCACGTTCGCCGGGAGCTCCCAGGAGAACCGGCCCCCATATTACGCCCTAAAATTCATTATGAAGAGTTAAGGTGATGAAAATGGACCAGGTGACAATAGAATCGGCAAACTCCGCCTTCGAGGCGGCGAAAGAACAGGCGACAAAGACGTACAAAGCTCAGCAGGTAGCAGCAGAGGCAAAGGATCGGCTGATCAAATTGGAGCAGGCTGAAGCCGCGAAGGCTGCTGAGTACGGCGCTCCCCCGGACAAGATCCAGAAAATCCTCCTGGAGAAGACGAAAGACGCTAGGGAGGAGGCGACGGCCGCTGCACTCGTGGCTGACGACGAGGCCCATAAGCTCCGTCTCATCCACTACGAACTGGACCGAATCAGGACTGTCGCAGAGTTGATGAAGATCAGACAGGAGGCGGGCTAGATGGCAACGGCCAGATTCGGGATGACGCTCAACGAAGTCACGACCAGCCTACTCAACCGTAACGCCAACGAGGCCAACAATTTCCAGCTCATCGACAATCTCGCCATGATGTTGACGAAGAACAACGTCCTCGGCGATGGGATCTATATCGCCACCGACAAAATCCGGGCGAGAGACGGCGACGGCCTCCAGCTACAGGACGCCGGGGGTAACGGGATCACTATCGCAAGCGGGGGGCTCATCACTCTCGCAGGCCACCATCTCACGCCAGCCGCATCCTCGAATATGTTCTTCGGGGTGAACGCCGGCTACAACAATACGACGGGCCACTCCAACTCGTTCTTCGGGGCGAACGCTGGCTATACCAACACGACGGGCCTCGCCAACTCGTTCTTCGGGATGAGAGCCGGCTATGCCAACACGACGGGCACCTACAACTCGTTCTTCGGGGTGAACTCTGGCACCACCAATACGGAGGGCTCCGAAAACTCGTTCTTCGGCACTGCCGCTGGCTATGCCAATACGGAGGGCCACTACAACTCGTTCTTCGGGCGACACACCGGCTACAGCAACACGACGGGCACCCACAACTCGTTCTTCGGGATGAGCGCCGGCTACAACAATACGACGGGCACCTACAACTCGTTCTTCGGGATGAATGCTGGTTATACCAACACGACGGGCGTCTACAACTCGTTCTTCGGGATGAGAGCTGGCTATGCCAACACAGAGGGCGAATCCAACTCGTTCTTCGGGATGAACGCCGGATCCGCCAACACGACGGGCGACTACAACTCGTTCTTTGGGGTGAACGCTGGTTATACCAACACAACGGGCACAAATTTGACGTGTGTTGGGTACGATGCGCAGGCTTCCGCCGTCGGCGCCACCAACGAAGTCACGCTCGGAAACGGCAGCGTGACCACCCTGCGATGCAATACGCAGAATATCACCGGTCTTTCCGACCGCAGGGACAAAACCGCTATCGAGCCGATCCAGTTGGGACTAGATTTCGTCCGAGATCTCAAGCCCGTGAGGTGGGTCTGGAACTGTCGGGACGGGTCGAGGATCGGTGATGAGGACACTGGATTCATAGCCCAGGATCTCGACGACTCGCAACAGAAATTTGGCTACGAAATCCCAGGGCTCGTATTCAAGCCGAGTGACGACCGATGGGAGGCCAGCAGCGGGAAACTGCTTCCGGTTGCGATCAAAGCTATTCAGGAACTGGCTGAGAAAGTAGAACTTTTGGAGGATCAGATCAATGCTTGAAAAGGCAGAGAAAATCCAAATTGTGAAACAGCTTCTAAAAAACTATGAAGCTGACAAGTATAGCGCAGAATTGAATCTGAGGATAGCCGAATCTGTCGGGATGGAAGACCTGATTCGGATGCACGGAAGCCAAGCGGCGGTGATGGGAAAAGCGGTCGAAACATTGACTGCTGAGCTGGCCGCTCTGGAGGGAAAACGATGACCGAAAAAATATCATGGGATCAAAAAGATACCACGGAAAACACCGCAAAAAAACAGATACTGATTGAGAAGCCTATCGTCGAAAGGACGTCTCTCGCCAGGATCGACGAGGAGATAGCAATGATGGATCGAGAGATCCAGCGGGCCACGGCGCGAAAAGTGGATCTGGTAGCGAAGCGGAAGCGTATCACCTCGGCGCTTTCTATATCGACGAAAGAATAGATAGCAAATCGGCACCGGAATCTATGCCTTCCGGTGTCGAAAACTGTTTTATGCTGCAACGCTTATTGAAATCTTTCCGGCCCCCGGCAGAACCACCAGATCTGGCATCCATCGCCAATCAGCAGCAGGGGGCAGAGTTTGGAGGGTCCTATGCCGATGCACATCTCAGACCTTGCTGAAGGAAGAGGGGGAGATATAGTCTCACCTTATCCTTACAGTACCATAAGGATAAGTTTATATACAATCGGCCCGATAAGATAAGCACATAATGAGCGAAGACTGTTTTTATTCTGCCAACATAATTCAACGTCTACGGGGGCCGTAATTGCCCCCGAAATGCACTATCTGCAATCACAAACAGCGTGAAGAAATTGAAGCAGCTATCTTACGAGAAGAGCCGTTCCGGAACATTGTGGAACAATTCGGAACAAGCTTAGGCGCTATCAACCGCCACAAAAACGGATGTATGCGCGATGCAGTCGAGGCCGGGCGGGTTGCCGGATTGATCGCCACTGCGTCAGAAATTCAAGATAGAATCAAGGGAGTTGCGAAGGATCTCGCCGACATTTCCGACGAGGCCAGAGTGAAGGAGAAGTACGGCCCGGCAGTCTCGGCGAAGAGGGCCGAGCTGGACGCCCTCAAGATGCTGGCTCCGGCTTCCGGGGGCGAGAACCGGCCCGACGACGGGCTGATATCGGCCCTCCGGGGCGTGGCCGAAGTCCTGGACTGGGGCTCGGACGAGGAGGGGGCGGATGGAAGCTAAAGCCGCCTTCCAGTGGTCGCCTACGTTCTCCGAGAAGGGCTATAAGGTCATGTCCTGGTGGCTCCCAGAGTCGCCAGTAAGCCATAAGCCGATCATCTGCATGGAGGGGGCCGTCCGGAGCGGCAAAACGCTGACGGGGAGCTTCTCTTTTACCTGTTGGGCTCAATCGGAATTTGACGATTATGAGTTTGCCTTCTGCGGAAAAACGATAGGCAGCGCCCGGCGTAACATCATTCGCCCTCTAAAGAGGATGCTCCTGGCCCGTGGCGCTATCGTGAACGACCACCGCTCCAGCAACGAGAACTTCCTCGAAATCGAATGGCTCGGCCACAAGAACGTTTTTTGGATCTTCGGGGGAAAGGACGAGCGGAGCCAGGATCTGATCCAGGGAGCTACGCTGGCGGGCATCTTCTTCGACGAAGCTATCCTTATGCCCATCTCGTTCTTGCAACAGGGCATCGCCAGGCTGTCGATCGACGGGGCGAAGATCTGGATTAGCCTTAACCCCGAGGGGCCAGATGAGCCGTTTTACGTCGATTGGCTGGATAAGTTCGACCCCAAAGACGTCTTCTATCTACACTTCACGATGGACGACAACCCCTCTCTCTCCGAGGAGACGAGGGAGCGGTATAAGCGGATGTATCCAGAGGGGTCCGTCTGGTATGATCGCTACATCCTCGGCCAGAGAACCGTAGCCGAGGGCCGGATCTGGGATCTCTTCAGGCCAGAGGTCGGCGGCGGCTTCGTGGTGGACGCCCGAGACTGCCCCAAAGAGTTCATCGACTGGGTGTTTTCGGTCGATTACGGCACCTCGGACGCCTTCGCCGCTGGGCTCTATGGCCTGGCTCGCCACAATGACCGCCTGGGATGGTGGCTCGTCCGAGAGTTCTACTACGACCCGAAGGAGCACCGGGGCCGCCAGAAGGCCCCCACAGAGTACATCGAGGACTTGGTGCAGCTTTGCAGGTGGCGGGGCAATCCGATCTATCCTGATGGCATCTGCGACCCCTCGGCGGCGGCGTTCATCACAGAATGCCGGAGGTCGGGCCGGGGCGAGGTGGAGAACATCCGGGGGGCCGACAATAGCGTCAAAGACGGCATCCTCGACGTTGCCACCATGTTCAGCCAGGGATGGCTCAAGGTCTCTTCTGATTGCCCGAACGCTATAAAATATATCAATAATTATCGTTGGGATGAGAATAGTAAAGAGGAGAAGCCTTTGCATGATGGAAGCCATTTTCCAGACTCATTAAGATATGGATGTAGATATATGATTAGGGAGATGAGATAGATGAACACTGCATGTGATCACCCTAGAAAATATCTTGTGACGCAATCCGGCACAAGTTGCATAGCTGAATGGTATTGCCCCGACTGCAGGGCCAGGTTCCCCGTTGAGGGGCATCTCCACAGCATAGAGAGTGTTGGGGGATCGATCGGGGGAACGGGATGAAGTGCCTTTTCTGCGAGAAAGACGCCCCCGTGGTCGAGCGGTTCGTCCTGGAGAGCCTCGAAAACGGCACCGCCCACCGGGTCGTGGTCGAAAATCAGCCGATATGTGATGAGTGCCGGGTGGCTATCGGGAAGCGGGCGGCGGAGAACGACCGGATACGAAGGGGGCCGGAGAAGTAGATGCTCACGAATCTTGATTTTCTCGAATCCGGCCAGCCCTGGCCCCCGACCGACGAGGCCGCCCGGATCAAGGGGATGACCGAGAACATCGACATCTTCGACGGCGGGCGGGACTCCTTCCTCGTCATGAAGAACTGGATGGAGAAGGACCCCGAAGCCACCAAGAAGAAGCTGCACATCAAGGTCCCTCTCCCCGAGAAGGCCGTCGGCGTCGTCCTGAACGGCGTTTTGCCCGAGCTCAAACTCTCCCTCGCCTCCGAGGAGATGGACAAGGCTTTTCAGGCCTGGCTCAAGTCCGACAGGTTCGGCGTCACGCTGGAAGAGGCCGGGACCGATTGGTGCCGGTGCGGTGTCGGCGTCGTGAAGGTCTCCAGGTCTGGCGAGCGGGTCAAGGCCCGGGCGGTTCGGCCCGACTGCTGGATACCCGTCTGTTATCCCGACGATGACAGGGAGTTTCAGTATCACGTTCTTTTCAAAGAGTGGGCAGAAGATCCCGAAGGCGGATCAAAGATCAAGTGGCTCAAGGTTGAGATCCATTCAGAAACCGCCATCGAGTACCGGCTATACCAGATCGAGGAGTCTGGGAAGCTCGCCAGAAAGGATCTCTCCGAGAAGAATAACCTCTTCGAGGGCTACGACCTGGACGGCAACGATTCGCAGACGACTGCCGGTTGGTGCGTGTTCCCCATCTGGAACTCCAGGACGAGTGACAAGGCTTACGGCATCCCAGACGCTTCATTTTCCTCTGAGGCCCTGAGTCACGTCGAAAGCATGGAGCTCTCCTTCTCCCAGATGCGATTCATCCTAAGCCAGCACTCTAAGCCTGTTACGGTCGTCCACCCCGATGCCATAAAACGAGATCCTGACACCGATCGGGTGAAATTCGACCCCGAGAAGACACTCATCCACAAAGCCTACGAAATGTCGGCGAAAGACATGGTGGCTTACGTGGCGTCGCCTGTCGAGGCCATCGACCTCATCCTCCGAGAGATCAACGCCACTCTCCAGCTTTGGGTCAACTGCACCGAGATCTCCGCCCCTATGATGTCAGGGGTGGATGCGGCCAACGTGGCCAGTGGGCGGGCCTTGATGCTGGAACTCACCCCCACAATGGACCACCTCCGGCGGTTCCGGGCGGCCTTCTGGGATGCAATCCCTATGATCCTCGAAGCCGCAAGCCGTCTCGCCCTCGGCGACGTACCGACATTCGCCGCCGGCGACGTAAAGATGGACTGGGAGCTTTCGGTTGCATCCGATCCGACCGAGACCGCGCAGAGGCTAGAGATCCTGTGCCGATCCGGGATCTATTCGCCCCAGCAGGCTCACCGCGAGCTTGGGCTGTCTCAGGAAGACTCCGACCGGATCATGAAAGAGCTGGCCGCGAACGCTCCCACGGTACAGAACCCGGAAGAGGGGCCGCTCCAGCTCGAGGGGCTGCCTGGAACCGAGGAGGAGGAGGAGGAGCTATGATTTCGTTAGAAGAGCACAACAGCCAAATTATTTGGGATGCAGATTTCGAGACCAAGAACGCCCCCAATAATATCGCGTGCCCCAACTGCGGCACGGAGCTGGTAGATGTTGACAGAAAAATGATTTTAGCATCGAACCCTCCGCAATATGAGATAAAATGCCCGAATTGCGGATATCATGGTTATAGGTATCTATGATGATCGAACTCTACACTATGCCGAAATGTTCCGGCTGTGAAGCCGTGAAAAAGGCGCTCCTGGCCGAGAACATACCGTTCCAAGAGGTGAGGCTCGACGAGCTGCATTATGGGGCGTCGTCCGAGATCCTCGCAGACCTTCGCGTGTCCGGTTATTATGATCCGATCGAGGAGCTTATGTTCGCTCCGATCGTCCGGAATCCGACCACAGGCGACGCGATCCCGGCGTCGGTGCTCTGCGACGGGCGGGACATTGTGGCGGAGGTGACGAGGATATTATGACGACTTGTGAGGAGTTACTGGCCACGATCTATCCCGAGGGAATCCCTAGGGACCATTACCCCCGGCTGCCGCAAGTTATAGCGAAAGTCGATGAGCTGTTGCAGCTCGCCGGCTCAAATGATGTTGCGTCCAAGCCTATCGAAATTTCGGCGACGACTCAAAAGAAACTATCGAAGAAAACTAGAAATGGAAGGCCCAGCGGTCTCCCTGCGGACGGGGAAATAATCGAAGAAATAATGAAGAGGAAACGAGAGGGGCGATCAGCTAGGCAGATCCACGAATGGCTGAAAGACCAGGGCATAAGAACCAGCTACAAAACCCTCTCAGATCGCATTCGGGCCGAAGAGCAAAGGATATCAGAAGAGAGTAAAACCATTGAGGGGCTTCGCGAGAAGGGTGCCACCGTAACCGCCGGTCCCCCAAAGCCATCCACCAGGACCGAGGAGCTAAGGAAGATCGCAATAGCCACAGGAAATACGCGGGCCGTTGAGCCTCAAGCGCCTCTAAGGGGTCGAGAGGTCAGAGGCGACGAAGAGGTAATGGAGAGGTACGGTATCGGCCCCGATGGGTTGGACCTATCCGATGTCGATATGGGGGTCGAAGTTGCGGACTGAAGCCCAAATCCAGAAGCTCACCGACGCCCAGGCCAGGGCCCTCATCCAGCTCTACGAGCGGGGCGAGGCCCGGATTGAAAAGCAGATCAACCAGGCATTGCTTAGAGGCTCAGATCCGGCCTATCTCCAGCAGGTGAAAGCAAACATCACCACGGCCCGCAAAGAGCTTCTAGCTGGCTCCAGGACATGGTGTCAGGATGTCGTGCCGTACCTCTACTCGGAGGGCATGGCTTACGCCGACGGGATGGCGTTTTCGACGCATCTGGCGAAGGGTTTTGCCACTGTACACCAACAGGCGGCTTTTGCGCTCGCCGAATCGATGCGGACCCGGACGGTCTACATGGATACCGTGATAGGCCGGAGGGTGGACGACCTCTTTCGAGCTCTCCAGCTCGAGGCTGCTGAGGGCACGGTCCTGGGATTCGAATCGACGAAACAGTCAGCGAAGGCCATGCGGGAAGAGCTGGCGAAAAGAGGGATCACGGGCTTCGTGGACAAGGCCGGGCGGCAGTGGTCGATGTCTACGTATACGCAGATGGCTGTACATGATTGTACAATGAATAGTTTTCGAGAAGGTACTCGGCTCAGGCTGCTTGAGCATGGATATGACTTGGTTGTATTTTCTTCACACTCAAAGGCATGCCCTTCATGCCAGAGATGGGAGGGTGTCACGGTATCCCTCACCGGAAACACTCCAGGATATCCAACGTTGGCCGAAGTCAGGTCTGGTGGCGGGCATATGCTGGGGCCGAATTGCAGGCACATCTACACGCTAAGCCCCGACGAGATGGCGAGGCAGGCTTAGGCGTCGTCGATGTACAGCCCGGCGGCGTCATCGATGTACAGCCCGGTGGCGTCATCGGCCGTCATGTATTGAGATGGGACGTATTGGAGCGACGGCGATTCATGCGACATTTCGAGCTTTGGCCTGGTCCGGTAGGCTCCAACAATCCACCACCAATCTCGCCAAATGTGGCGTAGCACTATTCTCATCCTCGCGGCCTCCTCATATTATGCCCCATGAATTCACAGGCTGAAGACCTGCTCGTATAATAGCGTGCCCCTGATTGATTTTATCGATGGCCTCTTGCGGGGTTCGACACCCCAAGACGCTATGAAGGGGGAGGCCATCACAGGCGGCGGATCAGAGGAGGTCGGGCCGGGGAAGGAGGTTGAAACCCGGCCCGAAATGGCAGTAGATCAGTGAGAGTTGGTGGTGGAGTCCAGGCCACCACCATAGCGATGTTAGTTCGTAGGCGTGTCAAGCCTTATCCTGACGGTACTGTCAGGATAAGCTAAATATCTTTCGGTCCTGCATCCACGAGGTAATATACGTAGCGATCTTGATGCTTGTAGCGCTCCGGAAAGTAGCTTATCAGGCCTGATATCCGCAGCCGATGGCACTGATGCTGTGCGCTTTGGGGCGGGCAGCCCATCAGGTATGCAAGTTCTTGGACCGTTAGCTCTCCCCACTCTCGGAGAAGATCTATAACTTCGATCTGAGTCGTCTCATCCATCTCCCAGAGCATAGAGGGCCTTTGGGCCGCCAAACTCTCCTTCTCGGCGAGGTATCCAGCCGGCCCGGACGACGAGCTTGTTCCGCATCGCGTTCTGGAGGTTGGCCTGGACGGTCTTGAGGTGGCCGTTGAGGCTGTCTCGGATTTCGAAAGCCGTCATGGGCCTGCCTTCTTCTCGCAAGACTGCGATCACCTCCTCCTGGCTCACGGCATCGCCCCATCGAGAGCCGGATATGCCCCACTCTGAGCCTGCCAATACCAGAGTGCAACGGCGGCTTTGTTGCGCTCGAAAGCTCTCCAGTCGTCGATGCGCTTGATCCGCCCGAGGAGGCCCCGGTTCGTCCCTGGGAACCGGGGCATCAGAGCCCCTCCATGATGAGGCATAGGCCTATCAGGCAAGCCGAAAGAAAGAGAGTCCATGCGATCAGGTAGGCATTCCCAGCTGGCATCAGGCCCACCTCGCCAGTGCCGGGGAGATCAGGATCAGGCCGGGCTCGACGCCGAGACGAGCCGCCAAGGGCTCCACGCGAGCCCGCATGTAACTCTCGTCACCGAGGGCCATATCTAGGCCGCGCCCGCGGAGGGACCAGCCACGCTGCACCTCGTCGATTTCGATAGCGGATACCGGCTCAACTGGCTCGCGGGATGTACCGCAGACACCGAAGTCGGAAAGGTTCATTCCGACCCCCTCCCGAAGAGGCCGGCCACATATCCGGCCGCGAGCTTGTTGCCATTCCAGAGGATATTAGTATTGTGATATGTGTTGCCCACCCGGAGAACGGGGGCCTCCATCACAAAGACGCCCTCACATCGGAGATCGGTCAATACCTCTGATGAGCTCATATCCTGTTCGTCGAAATCGACCCCCAGCTGGGTCAAGTATGCCGCCAGTTCGCGGCATCTGGGGCAGTTCGGGGTCTTGTATATCGTTGTGGTCATCTCGTCACCTCACAAAATCCATCGCTTCCCTCTTCTTTTGCCAAAGCCAGTCGGGGATCTCGATCGTACCGTTCTCAACCTTGATCTGGCTTTTCGGGAGCCAGTAGCCGATTTTCTTCACGTCCATGCCGTCGGCTACATGGACGACCTCCAGCAACAGCCCCTTCTCGGTTTCCGCCCCTATTCGGTGCGCCGTTGATACCCGGACACCCTCCAGGTTGATCGACGCCTTCTCCTCAAGTCGAAATATTACCATCTTCATCGTCTCCTTAAATCAAATCCTCGAGGGTGGATAGTACATTTTCGGTGATCTCTCTTCCCATCCTCTCGCCGTCAGCTTCGGGGCTCCTTCTCCCTCTCTCAGATCAAACTCCATTTCGAAAACCTCCACGTGATAAGCTTCTCCTTTGCGCTCCATTTCAGAGAGAACTTGATCCATTTCGTCAAGTTTCTCAGGTAGATGTATGACAAAGGTATGTATTTCTCGGGTAGAATCAACTTCTTCAACGTCTCCCGTTAACGGTTTCTCAGGTACAACAGGCAAAAGGCCATTTTTTCCATATTCTCTCCTATAGGGAGATGGCCCGAATCTCTTAAGGGCATAATCCCATGCTTTTACCTGAGATACCTGAGAAACCGTTATCTCCTGGCTACTGTCTATAGTATTATACCTACGGTCTACCTGAGAATAGATACTACTACCTGAGATCTCAGGTAGTAGAAGATCTATAGCTTCCTTAGCCTTATCCTCATAGAACAACAGGCCCCTATAATACGTGCAATTTCTCCCATCAGAGTCTTTGGTCCTGGAACCGTCTCGCCCCCCACAAAATCGCTTAACGCTTCGGCCGAAGTAGGCCTCGTCTACAACCTCGCCCACCATAGCCGAACACCACTTTTTATAATATTCGTATATTTTATAAGTCGGGTGGCGGCCTGCCCAGTTGATAAGCTTCTCCTGGTCGATTTCGGGGTCATATTCACAGAAGGCCTCCAGGAACGATAAGACGGAGGCGCTTTGCCTGGTGTACTCCGCAAACATGACGGCGGCGGGGCGCTTGTGGATCGTCATCGTTTTGGAGACCGCCGGGGCCCTCCACAGGATCAGGTTGAGGATTCCCGACAGCTCCTCGTCGGTAGTCAGTTTGCTTAATAGCAGGGGGTCCTTTTTCCGTTCAAGGGGATTTTCGGGGTTGGGTTCGGCGACATAGACGTAAGGCAGGTCTACCTTCACGAACCGCTCCATCCAGCCTATCGAGGTGTCCTCGATCTTCGGCATGGCGTTTGTATCGACGATGGTCTGGAAGTAGGGCCTGAATTGAATCCGGCTCTTGTTTTTCCTGTCGCCGTCGATCGTCCCGTCCCCGGATGTCAGCTTCATGAAGTCGGTCCCGATGGTGCTCTTCCTCTTCCCCGATTGCTCCGACGCGATCCATCCCCTCTTTTTGTAGAACGATGCCGCCGCGAAGTTGTTCCGGGTTATCTCGGCCAGGGCCATATCTCGAAACGCCCCCCCACCGAAAAACCTCTTGATAACGTTCTCATAAAGCCCCTTCCCGTTCCGCCCCAGTCCGAGGAGAAAAAGGACGTAAGGCAGAGGGAGCTTGATCGCCGTGGCGACGAACCAATCGATGAGGGTGAAACGGTCGGAGATGTGAGGGGCGCTCGTCTCCAGGAACCCTAAGAATTGAGGGCACCGGGCCGCCGGGTCGAAATCGACTTCGATCATATCCGTTATCAGGTCGTCGGGCCTGTAAGCCCGGACTTCGCCGGTCCTCAGATCGGCGACCCCATTTCGCAGGCCTAAAAGGAACGGATCGGGATCAAATTCGACCGGCGACTCTAAAAGCCGGTTCCTGATCCGCCTCGTCACCTCTTGCACGTCCCGCCCGTTGGCCCGATCCTCGACGACAGAGACGATCTTCAGGTCAATCTTCCTCTCTCCATCAGGCCTGTAGATCTGTCCATCGTACCAATAGATCTCCGTATCGATCTTCGACGCCGCCAGCACGAAATACTTCCCGATTAAGGCATCGGTCGCCTTCGTCGGCGAAAATTTGAAATACGTTCCCCCGTCCTTCTTCGACACTTCAACGCAAAAATCGCTTAGTTCGTCTTTCGGCTGCGTCCCGTACTGGCCCGGCCAGACCGCCCCCTCGCATTTCTCATTTGGATTGCACAAGTTCAACCCCCCGAAGCCGAGAGACGGATATCCCGCGCTCGTCTTCTGGATCGTCCTACATGACGGGCTATTGATGACCCCATAAGACGTGTAAAAGATCCTCGTCTCCACATCACATCGAGCCGCAACGTTATACCATAAGTCGAAGGCATCTCCCTCTTCCCAGCCAGCTTGGTAGAGCCAGGCCGCTAGCGCACCACATACTCGGTGAGCCCCCGTACCTCCCGGGAACTTCCCCAGTGCTTGATAGAATGGACACCAATCCAAGATAGGTATCGGCTCCGATGCCCGGCTGATCTCTCCCGATGTATTGGCCTTCCGGGAGATGTCCCTTTCGGCTTTGGTGGCATAGGGCTTTAGAAGAGATATAAGCGCTTTCCTTTCGCCTTCCCCTGCCTTCCATCCATCCAGCCACGCTTCGGCTTCAGCAATCGTCTCAGAAGGCAGACCACCATCGAGAGTGAGCCGGGCCCGTTCCAGATCAATCTTGACATCATCCCGATCAAGAGGGACGACCGCAAAAGGCATGGTCTTATGAATCGACAGCAGGCACTTGATTTTTCGTTTCTGATTGTTGAGCTTATCGAATTTCACCCGCCCGACGTGTTCCGGGTACTCCTCACAAAACGCCTTCTCAATATCATAGAGGAGTGCGTTGAATGCTTCGAGCCAGACCTTAAAATCATGGTCCTGCTTTTCACGGTCGAATCCCGCCAGGGCCCTGTTCTCCGATACATCTGACAGGGCCGGATGAAGCCAGACGTAAATCCCCTGCCCTGAGAATAAAACCCCCACAGACTCTGAGATGCCTCGGTCTTTCAGGTATTGCACCATAAAAGACGCCGCCGCTTCCAAGGCCTCGATACGACCTTCATGAAATAGCTTCGACCCATCCGGGCCCCTGGGATCTTTCACCGCGTCGATATCGGCGAAGAGGCTGTAAGATATGAGGTCTCCCCTCGTTCCCAGGGGGAACTCTGGCCGCCCCTCGCCTCCTCGCCCTTCGATCCACTGAGCCGACAGATCGAATACCTTCGGGTCGAATACGTCGGCGGTCATGTAGAGCGATCGGGCCCTCGCCGTGGTGTCGTCGTAGTCACCGGGGCCACGAAGCTTGACTGATCCTCCCGGACCCTTCGAATACCAGCCCTCGTCGCCGTTGAGCCCCCTGAGCCCCCCGGCATAACTGCATAGCTTGAGAATAACTTCTTTAACTTCCGGTCGCTGATAATGGCCCTCAGTGATCTCCGTTGCGGTGTCCATCAGATCACCTTAATAAACTGCTGCTTATCGATTTTGGCCTGAATCAACGGAGAAAAGACCGGCCCCTCGGGATTATTCAAAGCCGTAGATAATAAGAACCCTACCCCGACGTTCCAGTTCCAGCCATGAACATCCCTTTCAAACTCGGCGAATCGCCAGAGGGAGCGGAGGGCCTGGAAGGTGTACCTGTATTCGGTGTTTGGAATCTCGCCCATCCTAGCGGCATAGTCGCGCCCATCCGATGCGGGAACCTTCTTCTTCTCGAAGTCGAATAGGCATCCCCGGATACTATTTTGAGTAGCCAGTACATAACAGGCGGGCTGGATTTCGCGGTGATCCACATAGAACTTGATCCCGTCCCTCGCATATCGAAGGGTCTGGGCGACGCCATCCAAGACGTTTCCGGTGCTTTTAGCATGTTTAACTTCAACCGCTATGGGATACCCGTTGTTTATGATCAGCATATCGGGCCTTTCCGACGTATCACATTGAAAGACCGGATAGCCGAAGTTGTTCTTTTTCTCCCAAAATATCCTGCCTTGAATCCACTGCGAAAGGAAGGATTTCACCTTCTCCTCATCTACCTTTGCCATACGGCGTTGCCTCCCTCACGCGCCCCCGTCCCTCATCGCTTCGGCGAGATCCAGCACCCGCCCGAGGCAATCGTTCATCGTCACTGAAGCGTCGCCGAAAGAGGCCAACCGCTTCTTATTTTCCTCCGACACTCTAATCAACGGCTTTTTCATGCCCTTAACATGGTATCCTAAGTATAAGTAGTTAACGACACAAAAAGAATGTGACCGGAGGCTCCGAGGGTAATCTATATATACTATACGTACGTATGTATGTAGTGAAGGTGAACTATGATGAAACAAATAGAGATCGAATTGAACAGGCCAAGAGGCAGCATCAAGACCGCGATAGTGAATTTTGAAGAGAGAGATGGGGGATTTTGGGCTGAGATCAGCTACCCGAGCGGGCCATATTCGGAGATTCAAACAGCAGCGAAAGGGTCAGTCGATGTCGACTGTCTCTTTCAGTGGGACGAAGAGAACGGGCCGAGGAACCGCGATGCTGGGACGGCAACCCACCGCGAGCCCATCTCAGATATAGAATCCTGGGAACAATGGCTAGTCGAGTACGTCTCTGGGATGGACCCCAGGGACGCACACCGGGCATATAGGGAGGTCTTGGGGGCATTCTAACCGCCCCCCTGAGCCCCCATTTTCGAGGAGATGTGAGAAGATGGACAAATGGGTACATGGGAATGAGGCGCTGCCCGACGGCGACCCTCTCGTCCGCTCGGAAATCATGATCCGAGCATCTCAGCGGCGGCGAATCAAAGCCGCCGGGATCAACCTGTCCCAACAGGTCCGGGAATGGATCGATCGCGACTTCCCGGACTAATTCTTTTTTCTAGTCGATCCCCCACCCCGGGTCCGGGGCGCCCTTCGTAGAGGGTCGCTCTCGTCTTCGGGTCGAGCGCCGGGAAGCCCCGCCTCTACCGCGCATAGTCTGCTAAGATTTGATTCGCCCTCTGGACGATCTCGGCGGAGATTTCGTATTCGGCTGGATTGAAGCACTCTTCCACCCCCACCGCCTCGTAAACCAGATCCTCCAGCAGATCGAGGCACCTCTCCAACATATCGCCCTCCGAAGTCTCCGGGCCGATCGAACCAGATATGCCCGGAGACGAGGGGCTCCGGCTGCGATCGGTCACGATGCCAGGCCTCCCAAAAATCGAGGTTCTCTTGCCATGTAAAAGCCTCAATGTATTTCTTTTTTCCTATTTGGATTATCCGCCTCATCCGAAGTCCTCCAGCGTCGCCGGGGGCCGTTCCGCCGCCGCCATCGTTTTTTCGAGCGTGATCGGCTTGTTTCGTATCCTTTTCATGGCGGCTTGATAATATCCTTCGTCCTTCTCGATCACGATGGGAACGCGCCCGAGTTCCAGGCAGGCGTCATAGACCTTGCATGACCCGCCGAACGCATCGAGGACGGTATCACCTGGGCGACTGGAGGCGTTGATCACGTCGATGTGCATCTGGTAGGGCTTCTCGGTGGGGTGCTTTCCGGGATAGTTCTGGACGGTCGGATAGTTCCAGACGTCGGTATACGGGACTTCTGAGGATACGGTGAACGGCCTCCGTAAGTCCTCATACTCTCGCCGCAAGTCCTCATACTCTCGCCGCAAGTACTCGCCGGGGCGGTCTCGGTTGAATAGCTCTTGGAGGGCGCTATAATGCTCTTCGGTTGGTAGCAGCCACTGCGACCGACTGAAGTAGTGACGGGACGCCATCGCACCCGACGTTCTCTTGAATCCACAGGCTGCGTTACAGTCTGCCTTGTCTATCCCCGCCCGCCTTCGTTCCCCGTCCAGATACGCCCTCAGAGGCTCGAACACGAACCCCCTCAGCTCGTCGCATTTCGCGCCATAACCGCTCTCGCCTTTGGCCTGCGAATCGGCTCCGAAATGCTCTGCGAAGATGACCGATTCCCAGGGAGAGAGGAACGATCGGATCTCGCCTTTGTTGGTCTTCTTATGCCAGCCTTCAGATTTGACCCATCGAATGTTATTCAAGACCTCGAAATATTCCCCCACCTTCAGCTCCACCCTCGCCGCCATCTTCGGAGACGCGAAGAGGTAGAGCGACCCGTTCGGAGCCAGGACGCGCCGGAACTCTTCCAGCACCTCGCCTAGCCAATCTAAGAACTGAGCGGGCTTATTCCATTGGCGATCCCATGCCTCGTTTTTGACCTTGAAGTATGGTGGATCGGTCAAAATAAGATTTATTGCGTTATCCTCGATCGTGGGGAGAATTTCGAGGCAGTCGCCCTGGAGGATCAATCGAGCCCCTCCAGGTACTCGATCTCGGGATCGGCGGCCCCGGTGGCGGAGATCTTCCCCTCCATCAGATCGAGTGCCTCCTGGAGCCCGGCGGCGTAATTCCGCTGGGCCACGAAATGATCGATGGGCATCGCCCCATCCAGATCTTTCATGACCTCCTGGTATTGGTGGCGGATCGCCTCATAGGCCACCCTCGCCAGCCGTTCACGCTCGGCCGCGTCGATCAGCCGGGCCACGATCTCCTCATTCGTCACCTGCCGCCCCTCGTCGGCGGAGGCCCGGCGGCGGATCTCCGCGATCCGGGCCCGCGTCTCCTGGGAGACCTCGATGTACGGTGAGGAGGGCATCAGGGGGCCTCCTCCCGAATATAAAATCTAGGATCTACGGGATGGACCCCGCAGATCTGTCTCCCCGACGGTACCACTCGGATTCCGGGAATCTCTATCATCCCCTCCATGGGGATGGGCGACACACGGGTACTGACCCGCAGACGGGTCTCCCCGTCCTCCTCGTCCTCTTCTTCGTAGACGAGGACGTAGGCGGAGCTGCCCGCCTCTTTCACCACATGGTGAATATGATCCACCATGTATGAGCTTCGTTGGGAGGCTTTCTCCCAGGAGGGAAAGATACCCGGGAGCACCATGGGTTCGCCACAATTATAGGCGAGCCGAACCCACACCGGGTGGGTGTAAGATTTTACGAACCGCCTCACTTCGGGGGCGGCGTCTTCTATTCCCATGTGCTCGCATCCATCGAGCACATTCGCGATCAGTGCCCTGGCAGCGTTCTCGCACGACTTTGATGGAACGTCATATTCCCGCGCTAATGCGCGGGCCAACTTTTCTATCATCTTATCCATCTCTCTCACCTCTCCTCTTGTGGGGGCTCACTGGCTCCCATCTCCCCGCAATAGTTCCAATAGATCACGAAAAACCCTACTAGGGCGGCCAACAGAAAGAACCCGTTATCCCAAACGTACACCGCCGCCCATACAAAGGTGGCGATGAACAGCATGCCAGCCATATAGGCGGCTTTCCGGGATCTTGTCATCGGGGCCATCAGGGGGCCTCTACATAATACACTATTTCGGCAACGGCGTTACTACCATCGTCTCCGGTCCCCGGTTCCCCTGCGTCCTCTTCGTCCTGCCATACTAGGATGCGCTGCCTCTCGCCAGCTATTTCCTCCCAATCACCGTATACGGCGTCTGGATATTCCTCGCCGATGAGTCTCCTCGCATCCTCTTCGTCCTCTACTTTCACCGATCTGCCGTTTGCATACTCGATTATCATTTTCCTAACACCTCTCAGGGCTTCGCGCCCTACAATACCTACTGGTACCTATTAGGATATATACCTTTCGGTCGAAATACCTATATGAAAGAAATCTGAAGAGAGGTGCTGGCGGCCAGGTTGGCATCTCCGAGACGCGAATCGAGCTACGGCGAAGCAATGAAGGGGGTGTCCTTCAGGGAGCTTATCGCGCCGCGCCCGATCCGATACCATACCCTTATCCTGAGATAATAAATAGTTTGTTGTTAAGATAGAGGGAAAGATAGATATATGATCAGATAGATAGATGGTGGCATGTCTGAAAGACTGACCGACGGCGTAGCCGTCAAGTTGACGCCGTATGTGAGGGCGGAACTTGAAGCCGTGGCGAGAGGGAAGGGAAAACCCATGTCAGAGGTCGCCAGGGAGTACATCCTGGACGGCCTGGAGAGGGAGGAGAAATGATCCCCCGCTCCAGACTCGTCGCCGCATACGCTGTGGCGGCGCAGCATTACGCTTCCGCCGGGAACGTCGAGGCCACGATGGAGAACCTGGCGGCGATGATCCTGGTGGAGATCGCCGGGAGGGGCACAAGATTGGGAGACGCGCCGAAGAAGGGCGCCGGAGACCCCGGCGCGAGGTGATGGCGTGAAAGAAGGCGACGTGATGAAAATCAAGGTCTATCACCACATCCAGGGAGTGACCTTCGCGGCCTGGGAAAATGTACGGATACTCTTCATCTGTCGTCCTGGAGGGGTCCAAGTCAAGTGGGCCGATGGGACAATTTCGATGGTGGAGGAAAAAAACCTGATGCCGGCAGAGGCCACCCCATGACCGCCGCCACCATCGCCGCGCTCCTCGCATGGGAGCAGGCCATAGGAGGCGATGATCGATGATGGATAAATGGGATGGGAAACGGTGGTGGCGTGACTACCCATTTATACCGGATAATTTATATAAATTGTTCGATTTCGTTGGGTTGTATTCAGTCTATCACATACTAGAAGAGGATTGGCTAGATCATATCGCGTGGCGGATTTCTCACCACATTCAAGGACAGCGATGTGAAAATTGCCCGAACTGGCATGAGCGGAAGACGATTTCAAAGGATCGGTGGGGGTGGTGTGATCTATGGAGCCCGATGGCTACTTTGTGGGTCGCCCCCACCATACACAAACATTGGCATTCGTGGTGTCATGCATGGGGGGAGGCATGGGGGGAGCCCTCATCCGTCGAGGGCCTTTAGGATTTTTTCCGCCTTCTTTTTCCCGATGCCGGGGACTTTCATCAAGTCGTCCAATAGAATCCCCCCTTGTAGTTTCGGGCGGATGCCCGCCGCCACCATCGCCCGCGCCGTCTCCGGCCCGACGCCGGGAAGACATCGGAGCATCGCCTCCTGAGCCGATTCGCACCGGGCGCGAGGGAGATCGATCTTCGATCGGAGGATGTACTCGGCCCGCCTCATGACCTGCGAGACGTTGGCTTGCAGCGCCCATTCTCCCGCCACTTCCATCCTCGTCCGGGGCATATCCAGAGGAGACCAGCCGAAGTCCACTTCGACACCGCTGGCTTGGAGGGCGACGATCCCCCGCAGTACCATCCCCTCGGCTTGGGCTTGCTCCCCGGGGTTCCTCCATCCAGCCTTTGTCACCGTGGGTAGGGCTCTCATCACGTCGCCCAGGGAGCCCAGGACGGCGATTCTGAGGGGGTAGGTGCATCCTCGCCTTTGTTCGGCTAGATGACCGTTCTGGAGGCTTCCTATGAGATCCTGGGGCATCTTGAGATCTATGCCCAGGCACCTCATCACTCGCCCCATTGTGTCCTGTCCGATCTGGAAGGAAAAGACCAGATCCACCTCCGCCCCGGCGTCCGGGACGACCTCGAATCCTCGTTCCAAGGCCGCATCGATGCAGGCGGCGTATCGTTCCGGGGCCGTCGCCCTTTCGTTTGGCGAGATCCGGAGGGTGATGGGGGGCGGGACCATCACAGATCCCCCCGCTTCATCAGTAGATCATATACGGCATCGACGGCCTCCTGGGGCATCATCTTCCAGTTCACATCATCGCCCACCGGGATCTCCAGTAG